TATTCACTAATCTAAAATTACCTGGAAAAGCGCCTCTATCATAATCTATTGTAAAACTTGTATTAGAGGTAGTTACATTGTTTGTTCTACCTATTGGGTCTACTCCTATATTAACTAATGTCACCCCATTTAAATTTCTATTAGTGCCAGGAGTAGTTGCTAACTCTATTTGATAAACACTGTTTGATGTAAACTGGGCGTTAAATGTTGGACTCTCAGGATCATAACTGCTTGAAGCAACTACAAACGTATTTCCTGTACTGAATTGAACGTTATCTCCTACCTCAATTACAGGTACAGTATAATGGTCTACTTCTACTCTAATTTCGGAATCATCACTGTCTGTAGTAACGCTTAAAGTAGCAGGAGTAGAGGTGGTAGTTAAAGTAAAGTCACTCTTTTCAATATTATCAAGATATACTTTAACAAACTTTTCGTGTCTTGGTTTAATCTGAAGAGGCTCTACATGAGCACTCCCTGGACTAGCTATCGCATTGCGTTGGGTAAAAGTAAACTCACTACCTCCAACATAGAAGTTAGCTCTTGTATTAAATTGTTCACTATGAAGTTGTTGAAATATTTCTATATAAAAAGGTGCTGATGGAAGCTTGTTTAGTAGAGGCAAGGCTTCGGTAGTAGGATTTTCAATAAATATAAAGTTTCCTGTGTGATGTCTAATATTAGCAGAAATTTGGGTAGAAGTGGGTCCTGCAGCAACAAAGTTTCTATCTCCACCAGTCTGCGTTACAGCTATAGGCACACTAACAAAATCATCTCCTCTAACTGCTCTTGTGGTGTCATCATTGGTATCTAATACATGTTTAGGAACTCCACTGTTTAAGTAATTATAATCAGTTAATACACTCATTCCTTCAACTTGTAATCTTATGTTGTCAACAGCATCAGTTCCGCTTGAAGCAATACTCACTGCGTTGCACAATAGTCTAATCTTCCCGACTTGACTATCAAAACCATTTTTACCTATTAACGCTATAGGTGTTACATCATTTTCTAATTGATTAACATTTGAAGCTCGCAGTCTCAGAGGTTGTGTAGAAGAAGGACTAGATAGTATAGTGGCAGCGTGTTGAGACACATCAGGGAATGAAACAAAAAATTCAGTCTCAAATTGAATACCGTAATCTAAGTTTTCTGTCGATATATCTAAAGCTAAATCTACTCGGATAGACCCATCTTGTTCTCTGCGAGGAGCAGGTCTAATATTAAAGGCAGGAGAAGGAGGCGCTACTAAAGGAGAACGAGTATCTAAATAAGCTGTAGGAGTGTAGTCTATGAAAGTATCAGCATCTACATATACGTTTGAAATGTACTCTATAGCTGATATACCAACCTCTTCTTCTTTAGTGTCCCTCTCTAAGCTAGTAATTTTAAATAATTTGCCTGCTTTATTAGTGTAAATATCATCAGGGTTATCCCACTCGCCGAAACTCCATATATCCCCTTTTTGTGGTAAATTGTTAGCACCAAACTGAGTTACTGCTTGAAGGGCTTTTCTAATAGGGTCATATCTTTGATCTATTTTCACCTCAATTTGGTCTGCCCCCGTTGATGTAAGACCAGTACTTCCAACATTAAATAAATTATTACTTAGTATGTATAAATCTATTCTATCAGAGTCTTGCTTAATAATTCTAAGTGCTAATGGGTTAGTATTTGCAGTAAAATCTAACGCAGTTATAGAAGGAGTTGTGAAGTGTTCCATAATAACATTACTATGATTTGCTCCTGTATTACTACTAACGGCTACTTTACCTGCAAAACCAAAAGCAACCCCAATCTGTCTCTGAGCTATAGATATTACGTCGCCAGGCGCTAGTGCCATAGCATCTAATGAAGTAGTAAAATCAAGTTTTCTTCTTAAAAACTTAGAAGATGCTATTTGATATTGTGCATATCTAAGTGCTTGAGATCTACGAGTAGTACCAAATAAATCTAAAGAAGCAATATTCTCAATAACACTTCTATCTGTTCCGTCATTTGCATCTGTTATGTCTATTCTTACGGTTTCTCGTTTATAATGATTAGTAGGATCAACATAAGATACATCTACTCCAGTAAACAGATCACTTTCTTTAGTACCTGAGATAGTTACGCTATTGTCTTTAATGTTTACCTCATTAAACATAGCCACAGGTAATTCATCTGGAACATCAACAGCCATAGTTATCTGTCCTGCTGAGTAAACTAATGCTCCTCTAATAGAGGCAGCTATTTGATTTATTACATCTAGCGCTTGCCCTTGATCTGCGATAATACCGTCAAAAGTAAATCTTCGTTGTTTTATTTTAGTGCCTTCTTCAACTCCTATTAAAGTATCTCTAACAGAGGTAAATTTTCCTTTAGGTTTATGCCTAAATGTACCATCAGCTAAACCATCTACTCCAAAGAATTTACCACTAGAATCATCGCAAGCATCGCAGTATTTTGCTACTTTAAAAAACTTAAATTTATCAATATTTTCTTCTGCTACACCTAAGCCATAAGTCTTATTTGTAAGTATATCGTATATAATCCACACAGGATTCTGAGTCCAAGAATATACAAAACTACCATCCCAAGGACCGATATATAACACAGGATTAGCAGTTGTTAATACAGAGCCTGTTCCTGGATTTTGAAGTCTNTAACCATTGGAAACATAACCATCAGAAGTAGTTTGTGAAAGCTCAAGCTCTCTCCAATCTATTTCTCCGCTAGCTAGAATAGGTTGAATATAATTACTAGGTACTTTAACGACTAAACCTTTTACTAAAGAAGTAAAGGTAGGAACTCCAGCTTTATGCTCTCCAAAAGCTTTTAGGGCGTAACCAATATGAGCAGTCCTAGGGTATGCTTGAGGTTTATTCTCAATTTCAAACCAACCTATAGACTGAACAGTTTCTTGAATTTTAGAACTATCACTATCGTCAGACGTTTTTTCTATAGTAAATTTATATCCAGAACTACTTTGATCGCTAGCTGCAATAGGAACATCTATAGTAAATTTAAAAGCTGAGTTAGTTTTTCCTATAATTTCTCTTTCAGTTTCAGAAATGACTGTTGTTCCAGTAGCGTCTAAAAGAGTAACTTTTACTGCTACTTTTCTTTGAAGTATATCACCATTATCTTTTGATTCTTGTAATCCGCTTATAAGAAAAGCAAACTTAATGCTATCCCAATCATTAGCAGAAGTGCTTTGTTGAAAGATTCTTGATCGCGCAACACCAGCTACATTACCCTTTTTTAGTGTGACAGCACTACTAAAGTTTTGAGGACCAACAGTCTGCTCCCCAAATATAGGTAAAGGAGCCTGTACAGTTGTTCCAGTATTAACTCTACTCTGAAAAACTTCACCTCTTTCTGTTCCATCTCCATCTATATTTATAAGATCATCTACGTTTCCATCATTAATTTCTATGTCTTGGGGGCCGTTAGGATTTATTCTATACATAGGCCCTTCACCAAGTGCTGCCGTAACAAATAAAATGTCAGTTGAGAATAAGTTGTTAGGATCTTCTTTACCGCTTCCTGATCCCCCTTTACCTCCACCTTTATTATGCACTCTTATACCATCAGCTATATAAGTTTGCGTACTTGGAACAGTAAAGTTGTAGACAGGAGCATCATCGACTCGCTCAATTTTTAGAATATTACTTAGAGTACCACTTTCTAAAACTAGCTCGTCACCTACCTGAAATTCTTGTATTTCTTTAAATAAGTTATTACTACCAATTATCCAATGATTTGGAGTGACATATAAAATTCCGTATTGATGAGTAACTTTTAGTACAGCGTCAACTTCGTGGTAAAATACCTCAGTAACAGTTCCTGGACCAAGTTCTCCAAACTTTTTAAAGGTTAGTACAATATCAGATGGTGATATATTTTCTATAGGTTTTTTTGATCCATCTGCCATAGTAATAAGAACACCTGCAGGAAAACAACCTTTTGAACCGTAGATGTGAGGAACTTGATATCCTTGATAGTTTACATAACGCCTATTAATCATTAAACTGCTCTTTTACATTAATAATTGTATCCTGACCATGTTCAGTAGTATTTAAGTAACCAGATATAAACTGTCCACTGACTCTCATCTGTCCATAAACTAAAGGAATAGGAGTTCCACTCTGTGTCGAGTTCTGTAGACTACCAAACATATCACTACCTCTAGTAGAGCTATCAACCTGCTCTTGAGCTTTTGGTTTTTTTGTAAATATACTTCCAAGTAAACTAAGTGCTAAATTACCGATTATTGATTTTGCAAATGAAGGCATAGCAGCAAAACTTGAGGTAAGTGATGAAAAGAATCCACCACCAGCACTACCAACTGCCATAGTGCTACCCTGACTTACAACGCCTCCCATAGGTCCTGTCATAGCGGGTGCAGCAAGACCACCTGTAAAAAGCATAACACCTACAAAAATAGCAAACATTAAGAATCCTCGTTTACCTCCGCCACCAGATATGCAAGGCACAACGTGCACAATACTGTCAGCTTTTAGCTTTTTGAGAGTCATAGTTTCTTGTGTAATAACATTTAAGTTCTCATCTAAATAAGAAAAGTTTTCGTCAATTTCTCCAGATTTTATCTTACTTGCATACTGTCTAAATCTTGGATGGATATTGTCTAAATAAGAAGCGATATGCTCATAGCAATGTATATTCACGTCATACTCAGGTCTATCAACTAGATGTCTTAAAGTACTGTGAAACTTAATCTTAGCCAAGGTGTTTTCTCTCAAACTCTTCAAATTTTAATGCGTCAACATTTTTGTCATACCAGTAAATATAGTATTTTTTTGCAAATCCGACTATAAATTTATATTGTGAAAATGCTGCTGCGTGCTTATCTTCTCTACTTGGGATTGGAAATTCTTCTCCAGGGTGTGAATGAAATATACCCCATATTTCGTTATCATATTTTACTAGATTAGCTGGATCTAAAACAAAACTTATCTTTGGCTCTGTGCTTAGGTTAAGGGACTTTTTATAAGAAAAAT